CTATCACCGCGCATGATGTTGCAGCGACCGCAGGCGGTCTGGACGTTTCCTTTAACGTGCGGAAGCGAGTTATCTATCCTATCTAATCCACGGTTTTCGGTAATGGTTCCGCAGTAAACGCAGGGCTGCAATATAAACTCCAGAATTTCTTCCGCAGTTAAGTCGCAGGCGTCTATCCGTTGGTATGCTTTGCGTAGGTATGTGGCACGGCCTCTCTGGCTACGACTCCAGCGCGCCATACGTGCTTTGCGCAAATCTTTTTGTGCTGGAGTTAACGCACCCCAACGCTCTTTGCGCCTGTCGCGACCCTTCTTTCGCGCACTATGGCATTCCTTACATTCATATGATAAACCTAACGGGCGTGATTTTTCGCGGTGAAAGTTCTCCGGCGTAGCCTCAAGAGAACGGTCACATCGGAAACAAGTGCGGTGCGTCATTATTCAAATCTATATGCGCCACACTATATTGCAAGGAGAAATGACATGCTTAAAGGATACCGCACTTACATCATGGCTGGCCTTGGCATCTTGTCGGCAGTGGCAAGCTATCTGGTTGGCGATGTAGACGCTATGACGGCGGCAAATGCTGCATTCACCGCCGCCGCTGTTGCTTTCCTGCGATCTAGCGTTCCTCAACACCCTACGTAAAGCAATCGCATCCCCGCATTGTGGTTATAAATATGGGCGGCGCTGCTTAGGTGGCGCTGCTTTCTTCTTCCTAAGCGAAGTTCTCCCAGAGGAATTGCCGCAGGGTCATGTCTCGCTCCTCATTTTGGCCACCTGCTCGTCCACCTCTGCGTCCGTCAGATAGCGATTGAAGTATCGAGCCTTGCGAACCTCCACATGCGGCGTCGTGTCCTCTTTCAGAAGGTCATCGACATGGAACCTGATCTCCTCGCCAAGCTCGCTAATCACGAACCGGAGAATGTCTCGGTGGCTATGGTCGGTAAAAATCACTGCGTCATCGCTGCTGGTGTTCACCCACTCCCAACTCGGAGGGACTATAATAGGCTCTTTCTTAATCTCACTCATTTCCCGAAGCCCTCTTCCCAAAGCTCAATGGCGCGAAGGCCGATCCATTCTTGGCCTATATCATCCGTGGTTTGCACCCATTCTGCGATTGCCTGTTTCGCACAAAGCACTTTGCGATCCACTGGTGGTTTCTCGTGTTTCTGGATCATGTCGCAGAGAGCGGTGAAGGTGCTACCGTTACGGTAAAGGGGAAGCAGACTTTCGGGAGTGCAGATGTCCAAGCTAAATCCGCTCCGCTTCACAGCTTCGATCAGAACCCAATCGTCGGGTGGTGTTTCTGTGGTCATGGTTGCTTCTCCAGTGCTGCTTGGTGGATGGCTTGGTCTATACCTTCAAGATAACGTAGGGCGCGTGCGTATTTGGCAAGTCTTTCGTGGTCCTTGCTGGTCAAAGGCAGTGGCAAGCGGGCAATGTTCATGTTATCGCGCAAATCGGCCATTTTTACTGCCTTAGCCAATGACGAACAATTCACCCGCTCAATAAAATCTTGGTAATTCTCACCATCTCTTTTGGTGAGTGCGTCAAGTGCCGAAACAATATGCGATGGGAACCCTGCGTTTTGTAAGGCGGATATCGTCCACGCACTATCTTCAACAACGTCATGCAGAACTGCGACAATTTTTTCATCGTCGCTTCGCATTTGTTCCATGACTCGCAGCGGGTGCAAAATGTATGGACGCCCTGCTTTATCGACCTGTCCCTTGTGCGCTTCAGCAGCGATTGCGATGGCCGCCTCGATCAGTTCTTCATCAGTCATGGTTTCTTCTCCAGTGCTTCTTCAATAATCCGCAAGACGTAAGATGATCCGCCATAGGTATTGTTGTGTTCGCGGATTTTTATCAGCGCGGCGGTGAGGGCTTCGATGCGGTCGGATGCTTGGCGCAATCTTTCGCCCATAGGCAGATGAGCGCGACAGGAGTGCCTACCCATCTCGCTTAGTTCTTCAATCAGTTCTTCATCGGTCATGGTTTCTTCTCCAGTGCTTTCAGGGCCGCAACAATCGCTTGGCCGCACTCATCTTGAGCATATGCGTCTGTTACCGCTTCCGCCGCTTCGCGTATCTCTTGAAAGACCTGCGCACGGATGAGGGGTTCGGCTGCGGCTATGGTAAGGACGGCCAAGTCGTAAACGTCATCGTCAAAACCCAATTCAAGGTTCTGATTGGCCCTTTGCTCCTCGCGCATTGCCTTCATAGCCGCTTCGATCATCTGTTCGGTCATGGTTGCTTCTCCATTGATCGCCGCATCAATTCAGCCCTGGCGCTATTGGCGCGGTTTATGCTCAAATAATTGTCCCACGCTGGATTGAGGGTTTGCAGCCAGCGTCTGTGTTGGTGGCAATATCGCCAAAGCTGACGCAAGGTGGCTCTCTTTGCTTCACCCTGCTGCATGGGTGGCCAAATGTGAACATGGCGAAACTGCCACGCGCTAATAGCTTTCCCCTGATTCATGTCGGCTGGCTTTCATTCAACAAGCCACGCAATTGGCATTCCCGACGAAGATGCACTGGTGACACAGCCCAAAGCCCCGCAGAATCGCCCCAGAGACGGCACAGGGCGCGTAAAACGTTATCGCTGTCTCTGACTGCCTGTTGACGCCGATCATGCTCCAGAAGGGCTTCAGCGGCGTTTTTAAGAATATCTATCTCAGCCATTGCTTTTCTCCTGCACGGCCCGTTCAAGCATCATGTGGATCTGGGCGCTCACTGAACGCATATCCGCCTTCGCCATCTCGGTAATTTTAGCGCGAAGATCGCTGGACATTCTGACGGTGACATATTCTTTTTTCATGATTAATCCTTAAAAATTCCAAGGCGTAGCGCCCAATGATTGCGCGACTTTACGGGCTTCGCGTTTACCCAAGACTTCATAGCTTTCGAGATATGTGCGCTGACCATTGACGATCCGCGTTATATCGAGCGTGTCCGCACCAGATTTGCGGCCTTTGGTGAATTCAGCAGCAAGCATTATTCGCCTCCCTTGAAAAGTTCGTCATAAACGACAATCGACATGCAGAGGATGATTCCCAGCAGGATAAAAGCTTCTATCGGCATTTGTGTTCTCCTTGTTTCTATGTGAGCAGAATAATCACACATCCACACATGGTCAAGAGAAAAGTTCGCACAAAGTAATTAGCTTATATTGTCGGCAATCGTTCGCTGAGATTTGTCCGACCAGCGCACGCCATGTTTCGCGCCATATGCGAACAGAAGCTCGATCAGCCCAGTGAACTGCGACTTCGACAGCGTGCTGGATCGCTGGCCCACTGGAAACATTCCAGCGCCTTCCAGTTCCGGCAAAAAGCGCATTTCCTGGCCCAATGCGTGCAGGAAGCGCAATTTCATATCATCGGCTGAGAATGTGGCTGTCTCTGGAACCTGCGCCTGTATATCCGCGATCAAGGGCCACATAAGGCGATTCTGTTCTTGCGTGCGGGTTTCTTCGCCTATCGCCATAACATAGCCTTGTGGGGCCTGATAGATAAGGCTGGCGGCTCGATCTCGGTGCGCCTTCGATACCAGCTTGATCGTGTGCTTATCCATCACGCGCCCTTTCCAATTCACTCCGCTTCGGGCTGGCTTTCACAAATGCCCGTGCAAGTTCCTTCATGTCGATGCCGTGCTTTGCCTCGAAAGACTGCTCACCGATCCTATGCTGTTCGGAATGGCAATCGCGGCAAAGGCTGATTGTCCACATATCGCCAGGCTTTAACCCCATCCCCCCGTTCGTTCCCGTTCTGACGTGAGCAACCTCGATATGATCATAGGTCTGACATACACAGCAGGCGTGGGAGCGAACGAACTTGCAATGCGCTGGCGATACGAACCGCTTGGGACGCTTTGCAGCTTGTGGGCGACGGGGCGGCAGCATCTTAAAGACCCAGTGCGTCTTTATAGGTTTCGAGAACGGCTTCCCATTCCTGGCGAACATGGGTTTCCATTCGGCGTAGCTTTACGATCTGGCGCATAACCTTCACGTCAAAGCCGCTTGATTTGGCTTCGGAATAAACTTCCTTAATGTCTTCCGATATGCCGCGCTTGGTTTCTTCAAGCATTTCGATCCGCTCCAGATACAGGCGGAGTTGGTCTGCTGCTACGTTCATTAGAAAATCTCCCGTTCAAAGCGCATGTCTGCAGATGCAAAAGGCACATCGTCCAGATCATCGGCATATCCTGCGGTAGTTGGTTGTTGTGGTTGGCTGTCACTGCCTGCACCTGATCGGCTTTGCGGATCAACAGTCTGCGCATTGATTTGCAGGTAAGTCTTGCCGTTATGCTCACGGGTGGACAATTCACCGATCACGGTGATCTTGGTTCCCTTTAGAACCATCTCTGCCAGCTTGGGGCTAGAGTTCCATTTCGTCACATCGAACCAGAGCGTTTCCTTCTTATCGCCCCAGCCCACTGATGCGCCCACGGAAAAGCTAACGAAACCTTTTCCGCTTTGCCCTTCCTTATAGACCGCATCCTTGCCGACATTGCCGACGATGGTTGTAATAACTGTCACGCTTCATTCCTTTCTGCATTGCGCTTTTCCCGATTCTGTCGAGCAATCAGGCTGGTGCATTTCGGATTGGTCGCGCCAAGCCTTTGCCCCCTGCCATTGTAAAACTTCCTGCGTGGCGGATTGCCAGTCGCTGACGGATATTGCTGACGCTGAATGCGTCTTACCAAACTGCTCATTATGTCACCTTTCTATAAATGGCTTCTAATTCTGCGACGGTTGCCAAAATCTCAGTAAGAAACCCAATCGCGGCGCTTTCGATCTCCGCAATCAAGTCATTATCCCGATCAACCCGCTGAATGTGCAATTGCATTTCAACCGGCATTCGCGGATCGAAGCTAACGAAGTCGCACCAATCTCTTTCGGTGCAGGCCATCTGCCATTGCATCTGCTTGATGTATTTGTCGGGGATCTCGCCGCCGCGCAGTGTGGTGATGTGCGTTGCGGTATTCGGACACTTTATCTCGACCAGTCCATCATCGCCCACAAAGCCATCAGGAGACGCGCCAGACCATGCCAGGCGGGGATGCAGAACGAATGGGGCTTCGATAACCTCAACGTCCTGCATGAAGCCGTAGGCGGCTCTAGCGGCTGCTTCTGTGTCTATGCCATGCTGCATCGCTGCGCTTGTGAATCCAGATTCCGCAACACCTGTCAGGCGCTCTGCAATAAGCTGGGCGGCATAGTTTGCCCTAGACGCGCCCCATCCTTTCTGGGTGCGCGCCATCATATCGGCAATGCGTGAAGCGGTAAGATGGCCGCAGCGTTGTGCGAACCATTCGGTTGTGCGCTGCTCGATCATGCTGCGTCTCCTTTGGCTGCCAATTTGGTTTGCAGGCTTTTCTCCGCATGGGCGAATTTGTTTGCAGGCAATTCCGGCAGCGATTCGATCCCATAATATTTGCAGAATGCCACGATGTTCGATCCGCTGGCTTCGATCAGCGTGCGCAGCATATCGCATTGCGTCTGGTTGATCGGTTCGTCGTGCTTAACCTGTTTAACGGCAGCATTTCCATCATCATCTTCGGGCGCGATTCCGAAAGCAGCCATCAAGCCATAACGGCGGCAATAGGTAAGGGCGCTACCGAAGCCGTGAGCGTCTTGCTTTGATGCGCGGATAAAGCATTTGCCACCGCTCTTTTCCTCTCCGCTTATATGCAGATAAAAGGTTTCAACGCAGGCTCCCAGTTCATGCTCAATTGTTTCTTGGCGATACCAGAGACCGTGTTTTACAATAGGGCGGATCGCTTCGATCACGTTGCCAAGGTCGGCATATTTTGACCGAAACGCTGGGTTGCTTTTATCCTTCGAAGCACTGTCAACTTCGGGAAGTGCCTTAGCCAAAGCGGTTATAATCTCTTTCATATTAAAGCCTCCTGTTCTGCTTTCCATTCATTCCACTCTTGCTGCGTAAAGCTATCGGCCTGATCGAGCGATTCCCAATCATCGCCGTAGCGGCTGCGCATCTCTGCATCCCATGCTTCGCTGCTCGCGTTCAGGTAGAAGTCTACGCTGATCGGCTCGGC